GGGGGACATCAAAAATGCCGCCACGGGACTTCCTGAATAATACGAAATCGGAGTGCGAAAGCGAATATCACATGATAGCTGATCAAGAGTACCAGAAAGCATTGAACGAAAAACTGGGAGGATAAAACAGTGGATGTTATTGGATTGGCGGCGGAAGCATTGAAGCCGATTTCAGATGAAGGAATAATCGTACAGCAAGGATGGTATGACGAAAGCCTGAAACGGCTTCATGTGACACTGTGGAAGCTACAAGACACAGAAGATGCACATTCAGATGATGAATGTGAAATTGAAGCGGCAAGCATACAAGTGAATATCTGGTCACGGAGCGATCAGCAGGCACTTGTGAAAAGAATAAAAAAACTGATGAAGGAAAACGGATTTCTATTTCAGGAAGGAAATGATCAGAATGAAACAGATACGGGGATCTTTATCAATGCGATGCGATTTTTAATTTTGAAAGAAGCAGAGGAAATGGAGGAATAAACATGGCAGCAGAAAAAGAAAAGATCGTGCGAAGCAGGACTGTATCGTTCAGAGATATTCATATCGCAAAAGTTACAACGAATACAGAAACGGAATACGTGGCAGAAACGCCGTCAAAGTTGGCACGCGCGATCACAGGAAAGATCAGCGATGAATTTGAAACTGAAAAAATTTACAGTGATGATTCGGTTGAAGATGTAAACATGTCATACAAAGGGACAAGCGTGGAACTGGAAGTGAACAGTTTGGCGCCACAGGATAAGTCACAGGTATTCGGGCATCTGTATGAAAAAGGATTCCTGATCAAGACGAAGGATGACAAAGCACCAGAACTTGCGCTTGGATGGCGCGCGAAGAAGCTGAATGGCAAGTATGAATTCAAATGGCTGTACTGTGGAAGATTCGGTCAGGGATTTGAAGATAATTACGAAACAGAAGGGGAAACAAAAACAACGCAGACAGCAACATTGAAGGGCGATTTTTATGCCCGTCAGATGGATGGAAGATATGAATGCAGCGTTGATGAAAGCAATCTTCTTACGGAACATACAGAAGCAGCGGCAGCGATCAAAGACTGGTTTTCAAAAGTTCAGGAAAAACCGGATGCAGCATAAAACAGGAGGGAAAAGAAATGGCAGCAGCTAAAACAAAGAAAAGATCAATTATCATCGGCAACAAAGAATATACGATGCCGCAGAAGATGTCCACGATGGCATATTTGCGCTATCTGGAAGTGCGTGACAGCATTATGGACACAGAAGCGAAACAGGCGTTGTACACAAGACAGCAGTTCATAGATATGATGGACGTTATTGTTGAAATGTACGGAAACCAGTTCACAACAGATGACATGCTGGATGCTGAAACCGGAATGACACCGGATTCGATCGTGATGGAATTTGCATTGATGGATGTATCAGTGGGTGAAAAGGTTGATAAAAGAACGGAAGACTTCGCGAAAAATTTTACAAATGGCAAGTGATGCCGGAACTGATCTTGTCGTGTGGACACAAAGAATATGTCTGCACGACGATTTCAGTGGAAATGTATCGCAGATATACGGAAATCATGGAACGGAATGACAGTGATTCGATCAGTGATGCTTTTGAAGCGAATACGAAGATTTTAATGACAGTATTCGGAGCAAGACAGCGGGAGGTGGAAGAAGCCGATCCGGAAGATGTATTGTCAGCTGTGAAAGAAATCCATTTCATGATGCAGGATGTGATCACGAAGAAATTTCTGGATCTTAATCCAGAACATCCTGAAAAGATACAGAAAGAAAAATCTGCTTTCGACGAATATGACGAAGAAAATGGATATAACGATGAAGATCCGGGTGAAAACCTGTGGAAGATATGCAGGGAAAATGTGGATCGGATAGTGAAGATCTGTATCAATCTTATGAAAAACTCATATCAGCAGTGCATGGAAGCGGACATCATGAGCCTTTTGGATCATGCGGCATTCGAGATTAGGACGGTCGATGAGAAGTAAAGAAAGGAACGCGAAACATGGCTAAGACCTTAATTGAGATTAGGGCAGAAACGTCGCAGTATCAGCAGGCGATGCGTCAGGCAGCAGCAGAAATGAAAAACCTGACGGCACAGCATTCGCTGGCTGCGGCACAAGCAAAGTTAAGCGGATCCGCGCAGGACGCCCTGCGTGCAAGAGTGACCGAACTGACATCGAAGATAGATGTTCAAAAGGGGATCGTGCAGCAGAATGGACAGCAGTATGACAACTTAAAACAGAAGTTGGAACTGCAAAAAACAGCGCATGATCAGCTGAAAACAAAGGTTGAAGCAGCCAAAAAAGCATATGAAGATAGTGCGAAAGCGACAGGGGAAGACAGCGAAGAAACACAGAAGCTGAAGGCAGAATATGAAAAGCTGTCTTCACAGCTGTCCACCAGTGAAAGCCAGATCGCAAAAACAGAAACAGCGATCACGAAGCAGGAAGCGGCAGTGAATCAGTCGAAAGCTGCACTGACAGAAATGGAAGCGGAACTGAAAAATGTGAACGCAGAACTTGCGCGTGCGCCGTTTGATGAATATGCAGCAAAAGCAGAAAAGGTTGGCGGCACATTAACGAGTGTAGGGCAGAAACTTCTTCCATTATCGACCAGTATCGCAGGGCTTGGCGTTGCGGCTGTTAAGACAACAGCAGATTTTGACAGTGAAATGTCGAAAGTGTCAGCAATTTCCGGAGCAACAGGAACGGATCTTGATAAACTGCGAGGAAAAGCCCGTGAAATGGGTGCGAAAACAAAGTTCAGCGCGTCAGAAGCTGCACAGGGTATGCAGTATATGGCAATGGCTGGATGGAAGACGCAGGACATGATGGACGGCTTAGAGGGCATCATGAATCTTGCGGCAGCATCGGGCGAAGATCTTGCATCGACATCTGACATCGTAACGGACGCCCTGACCGCCTTCGGACTTTCGGCAAAAGATTCCAGTCATTTTTCTGATATTTTGGCGGCAGCATCATCGAATGCAAATACCAACGTGTCGATGATGGGTGAAACGTTTAAATACGCAGCCCCGGTTCTCGGATCGTTAGGATACACAGCAGAAGATGCTGCGCTTGCGATCGGATTGATGGCAAATGCAGGTATCAAGTCCAGCCAGGCGGGAACATCTTTGCGAGGAGCCATCACGAACCTTGCGAAGCCAACAGATACTGTCGCGGCTGCGATGGATAAGTATGGAATATCATTGACAGATAGTTCTGGTAAGATGCTTTCGCTGCGTGAACTGATGGAACAGCTGCGGCAGAAGCTGGGTGGACTGTCAGAAGCGGAACAGGCACAGGCAGCAGCGGCATTATTCGGAAAGGAAGCAATGTCCGGAATGCTGGCGATCATAAACGGATCGGATAAAGATTTTGAGAAGCTGGCAGGAGCGATCGACAACTGCGATGGATCATCTGAAAAGATGGCAAACACAATGAATGACAATCTTCAGGGACAGATCACGATCCTGATGTCACAACTTCAGGAACTTGCTATCAGCTTCGGGGAAATTCTGATGCCAAAAATCCGTGATATTGTGACACATATTCAGAACTTTGTGGACAAACTGAATGCAATGGACGAAGGACAAAAAGAAACAATTCTTCGCGTCGGAATGTTTGTGGCAGCACTTGCACCGATGCTGATGGGATTGGGGAAAGTGATCACGTTCAGCGCAAGTGTATCACGCGCACTTGGAACGCTGTCAGCCGGACTTGTAAAAGCAGGCGGATTTTCAGGAGTATTCACGAAAGCACTGGGATTGATTACATCACCAGCGGCGATTGTAGTGGGAGTGATTGCAGCAATTACAGCAGTCATTATTCATTTATGGAATACGAATGAGGATTTCAGAAATACGATCACGGCGATCTGGCAGAAAATCAAAGATGCATTCACAACATTTGCAGCAGGAATCAGTGAAAGACTGTCAGCGTTAGGAATTACATTCAGCGACGTGACGTCAGCAATAAAAACAATCTGGGACGGATTCTGTAATTTGCTTGCACCAGTGTTGGAAGCTGCCTTCAGTACGATTGCAATCGCATTACAAACAGCTTTCAATGTCATTCTTGGAATATGGGATGTATTTTCTGCTGTATTCAGTGGTGACTGGTCTGGTGCGTGGGAAGCTGTAAAAGGAATTTTTTCAAGCATCTGGGATGGTCTGAAAGAATATTTTTCGACAATAATCGGAGCAGTCAAAGGTGTAGCGGATGTTTTTCTTGGATGGTTTGGAACTAACTGGGAAACTGTCTGGAATGGAGTGAAAACCTTTTTTGAAGGAATCTGGAACGGAATATCTTCGTTTTTTGAAGGGATCTGGAATGGAATTTCAACATTCTGCACAACGGTGTGGAATGGAATTGTTACAAACGTGACGGCGTTCTGCACGACCGTACACGATACGATCAGCACAATCTTTAATGCTGTGAAAGATGTCGTGTCTAATGTGTGGGAAACAATAAAGAATGTGGTTCAGGTTGCGATCATGTTCATAGTGGAAGTTATCAAAGCAGCATTTGAAATGATAACCGTACCGTTCCGGTTTATCTGGGAAAATTGTCGAGATACGATCATAAGTGTCTGGGAAACAATCAAAAGCGCGGTACAGACAGCAATCAATTTTGTGAAAGATAATATCATCACACCAGTGATGAATGCGATCAGCACAACGATCACGACGGTATGGAATGCGATTCAGACAACATTCACGACAGTGATAAATGCAATAAAGTCCGCGGTACAGACGGCATGGAATTTCATGAAGGATAATGTGATCACACCAGTGATGAATGCGATCAGCACAACGATCACGACGGTATGGAATACCATCAAAACAACATTCACGACGGTGATAAATGCAATAAAGTCCGCGGTACAGACGGCATGGAATTTCATGAAAGACAGCGTGATCACGCCTGTAATGAATGGAATAAAAACAGTCATCACAACAGTGTGGAATGCGATCAAAACGGCGGTGCAGACTGTCGTAAATGCGATCAAAACGACGGTGCAGACTGTATTCAACGCAGTAAAGACAACAGTGACAACAATCTGGAATGCGATCAAAACAGGAACAACGACGGCATGGAATGCAGTGAAAACTGCGGTGACAACACCGATCAATGCCGCAAAGTCAGCAGTGACATCTGCGATTAACGGGATTAAGTCAACGATAAGTTCTGTATGGAATAGCGTGAAATCAGCAACGTCTTCAACATGGAATGCAATCAAGACAGCGATCACAACACCGATCAATGCTGCAAAAACTGCGGTAGGAAATGCGATCAGTGCGATCCGATCAAAATTCAACTTCAGCTGGTCATTACCGCATTTGAAACTGCCGCATCCGTATATCAGCGGATCATTCAGTTTGAATCCGCCATCAGTTCCGCATTTCGGCATTAGCTGGTATAAGAACGGCGGTATCATGACGAAACCGACCGCATTCGGTGCAGCAGGCGACACATTGCTGGCAGGAGGAGAAGCGGGAGCAGAAGCAATACTTCCATTAAAACAGTTCTATGACAGGCTGGGCGACATGTTGGATAAAAAGCTGGATGCAATTATGACAGGAACAACGGTATATGTCTATGTAACAATGGACGGTGAAGTCGTGGCAACGAAAGTATATTCAAAAGTGGAAGAAAAATTCACAGATGAAATAAAACGGAGGAGGTAAAGCATGATCATAAACGGGATTGACGTCAGAAGATACGGGGCGACATTGCTGACGGCAGAAACAAAGCCCCCGAAGATGACGGCAAACTATGAAATGATGTCAAAAGCACTTCTTCCGACAGAGTACGACACAGATATTCCGCTGGGTTCTATGACAATGACCATATACTTCAGGGGAAAGAACAGGGCGACGTTGGAAAGAACAATGTCATCTTTTATGCAGAATTTCAGGGCGTCCTGCATTATGGAAGAAATCAGAGGATTCAAAGGAAAATACAAAGGGTTTCTGACTGGCGATGATTACGAAAAAACGCTTGAAAAGGAAAAAAGAATTCT